AGGACAAATCCGTTGGTACAAGAGACCGGAAAAGAATAAAACTTATGTAGTAGCATTAGATCCTAGTCTAGGTACAGGATCAGACCCGGCAGCTATACAGGTATTTGAATTGCCTGGATTAAAGCAAGTAGCCGAGTGGAGTCACAATAAAACAATCGTACAACGCCAGTGTGTGATTTTAAAAGAAATTTGTTCGTATCTAGCTGACGTAGCTGGCAATACAAATGTCTATTATAGCGTAGAAAACAATACCTTGGGCGAAGCTGCATTGGTTGCCATCAATGAAATTGGCGAAGAAAATATCCCGGGCGTATTCCTAAGCGAACCGCGCAAAGGTTCCGTGGGACACAGATATCGTAAGGGCTTTACAACTACAAATAAATCAAAATTAAGTGCTTGTAGTAAGTTAAAAAGTTTAATTGAAACTAAGCGTTTAGTTATTGCTAGTAAAGCACTTATTAGCGAGTTGAAAATGTTTGTAGCAAGTGGTACAAGTTTTGCGGCTAAAATAGGCGAACACGACGATTTAGTAATGGCAGCCTTGCTAGCTATACGCATGATACAAATGCTACAGCAATTTGATGCTGGATTTGACACAGAACTTAAAGATAGCATGGATACTTTTGTAGAACCTATGCCGTTCATAATGGTTGGCGGATTTTAATTTTGTATAAATAGTGTTATGTCTAAAGAAATTGAATCCATCGCTTCGGCACTATTTGATAAAATACGCTCGCGTTTTCCTGGTGTAGTAATCAGGGACGAAAGCGGCGAAAAAATTGATAATCCAGAAAATGCTAAAAGATTTACATTTATATACTCAGATCCAGATGGTACTAAATTTGGCGCAGTGTCGCTTAGTTTAGCTGATGAAGAATCCTTAAAAGTAACTTTCCCCACAGATATTAAAAAGAACATGAGCAGAGATCAGCGTCGTGAATGGTCTCAATTTTTACGTAACCTAAGAAAATTTGCAATGAGTAATATCCTTGACTATGATGTTAAGGATATTGCTAAATCAGCATTAACAATTAAAGATATTAAACAAAACGCAAAAACAGACGATGTAGCAACTACAGCAGACGTGCCGGTGACTGAAAGCAAGCTATACGGCACAATGATGCAGAGTCGTTTTGATATAGGTGAGACACGCCTACGTATCCATCATTTGAGTATGGTTAGAGATGATGTTCACGGTGATCGTAGTCGTAAGATTGATAAAATTTTTATCGAAACAGCCCAAGGCGAACGTTTCCTATTAGATTTTACTAATTTGGGCGGAGCCAAAGCAATGTGCCGTCATATCAACGAAGGCGGATCAATCCACGATGATATTGGACAAGCTATTAGTCGCATGGTAAGTGAAATGAGTTCAATGCGTCATTTTGTACGTAGCACAAAAAATCGTCAATTTGAAGATCAAGAAACAGCAACAATGACCCAACATGCAGTTAACCACTACATGAAACTTAAAAATACTCTACGTCATTTAGCAAATACAAAACACTATCAACATTTTGTAGATTCATATAAACCAGAACAAGAACAAATAGATGAAGTAGATGTTGCTGCACTACGCGAACGTTTTGTTAAAAAGTTTTACGATGAACGATTTGACGAAGCATTGCCGATTGTCTACAGAGAACATCAACGTAGTAAACAAACAGCACAAGAACAATATATCAATGAACTAGACGAATGGGCTAACTCATTGTTAGAAAACGAAGAAGAAGATCGTGAAGAAGCATTAAAACGTTTAATGTCTAGTAGTGTTAAAGCCGGCAAAGATGGTGTCGAAGCACAAACACACATGGAAAATATGTTTCCGGATGAAGACATATCTGACTTACTAGATTTACTTGGACAATACGGAACAGACAACGGCCCAGACGCTGATTGCCGCCCTGTAATTAAAACATGGCTCAATGGCGCACACCCTGAGATGCTAGATGAATTGACACTTGGTGATAAAAATATTGACGATGCCGCAACTAATTATATTCTTCCGGTTAGCCCAAAACAAGCACATCCAAATGATACATATGGCGCATCAAGTTTAGATGATCCAGTAACTGATCCTAATATTCCTACAACAATGCAGGAAGATAGTTTAGACTTTATAAGAACTCTAGCTGGATTAAAGCGATAATTATTAACGACGTCTTGCTCTAAACGCCACTTTAATCAGTGGCGTTTCTATATCCGGATTACTACTTGCGGTAGTAGCATGTAAACAGCGTCCATCGTATACAATTAATCTACCCGGTACCGGACTAACAATGCGTCCTTGATCCAACCAACCAATGTTAAAGTTACGAGACTGTTCGGCACCAATATTAAACTGTTGATGATCTTGTGTAACACCTTCTGAATCTTCTGGATAATACCGTAGCTCGGCTCCCCAACTTGGATACCATTCTTTGTTTACCACATATAAAATAGTAACTAAATCCTCTTGAGTCAAGTTGGGATTGTCTCGGTGGGCATAACCATTACCAGCTACCTGTACATTATGAGCAGCATTTACGTAAGCTCTCCATCCTGTTGGTAAGTTTGGATCTGTTGGTGTCGGTGGTACAGTTTCCCTGTCGTACATACCTTCGGGTAATCCTGTTAGACTAAATTGATTATCCAGTTTGCGGTTTATCTCTTTCCATAATAGATAAACTGGCAGATGTAATTGTTTTAAACTATCTTCGTCACTGGCTAACACACAACGATGCATACTAGAACCCATATGCATTCCTTTGGCTATAAACCAACTCGGTCCTTTATTTGGACGGTATCTGTTTACTTCTTGCTTAGATGGTAACCATTTTTGATGCCATTCTTGTATTTGCAAATAATCCCAAATTTTAGATTGCATTCCAGGATCAATTATGTTATCATATACATCTATACGGTAGGGAAGATTCATGCAATTATTTATTTTAACCATTCTTGAGCATTTTGGAAAAAAAAATTAAAAAATTGTTTGACTTTGCTAAATACTATAGCATATACTTAGGTATGTGCATTGAGACAATCTCAAAACTATCATGGCACATTTTATAAAGGAAAAACATCATGGCAATGACATTAGCAGAAATTAGAGCAAAATTACAATCACAAGAAACCCGCAAAGGCGGCGAATCACAAAGCAGTGGCGATAATGCAATTTACGCACACTGGAACATAGCAGAAAACACCACAGCAAGAGTAAGATTTTTACCCGACGGCGACGCAAAGAATAATTTCTTTTGGGTTGAACGTGCAATGATCAAGCTACCGTTTGCTGGCGTCAAAGGTCAAGCAGATAGTAAGCCTATTGTAGTACAAGTACCTTGCGTAGAAATGTATGGAGCTCAATGCCCAATCTTGGCAGAAGTTCGTACATGGTTTAAAGAACCAAGCATGGAAGAAATGGGTCGTAAGTATTGGAAGAAGCGTAGTTACTTGTTCCAAGGTTTTGTTCGCGAGAATCCACTAGGTGACGACAAAACTCCGGCTAATCCAATCCGTCGATTTGTTATTAGCCCACAGATCTTTAATTTGATCAAGAATGCATTGATGGATCCAGAAATGGAAAACCTCCCAACTGACTACCAGGGTGGACTTGATTTTAGTATCAAGAAAACCAGCAAAGGTGGTTATGCTGACTACAATACCAGCACATGGTCACGTAAAGAATCTGCACTAACAGCAGACGAAGCGGCAGCTATCGAAGCAAATGGTTTGTACAACTTGGCAGACTTCTTGCCAAAGCAACCAACAGAAACAGATCTTAAAGTAATTAAAGAAATGTTCGAAGCTTCAGTTGATGGTCAACCATACGATCCAGATCGTTGGGGTGCTTACTACAAGCCATACGGCTTAGATGTAGGCAATGCTACTAAGACAGCAGAAACTACAGCATCAGCTCCAGCGCCAGCTCCGGCTGTTGCGGACGAACCAGACGAAGATGAAGCACCAGCTCCTACAGCACCTGTAGCGGCTCCTGCAGCAACTTCTGGTAAGAAAGCCGAAGACATTTTGGCAATGATTCGTAACCGTCAGAAGCAATAATTGTTTGTCTAATTGTGGGGGGTAATTCCCCCACTTTTCCTATGAAAATCTTTTGGACTAAAACTGGTGATACTCTTAATGTTGATGTTGAAAATCAACAGTTTGTGGATTACTGGCTTGATAGTTTAAAACAAGACAACAAAGATCAATTTCAATTGATGTCTAACGAATTCCCTGATCAAATTGATTCAGAAGTAAAAAGTTTAAGAGATAAAGTTACCAGTATCAACGAGTATCTTGCTAAATTCAAATTAGAACAGTTTAGTTTACCCGAGTCAACAGTTGATATAATAACAAGCAATACATTAAACAGACTACATAGTTACTGGACATATCTTGTACGAAAACAAAATATGACAACAATGTTTTCTAAATTATATCCACAGTATGTTAAAACATTTTTAGATATTAATCACGCAATACACAATATTGAAAAAACGCATTCTTTGTCTTTTTGTGTTGATGAAAATCAATTGTGGAGAACAGAAAACATATTTGGCGATTCAATTTTAAAATTTGGTTCGTGGCATTTGATGTTGGGATTTAATAATGTAGGAAAGACATATTACGATAAATGGTGGCAATACGATACCAATTTTGTAGATCATGACACTAATAATTATAGCCACTTTGGTGGAATATTAGATGTAACCTTTTACAGATCATTTGTTGAAATACCACCACAAGCATACTTAAATTTTTGTCATCAAAATCAAATTAAACCATTGGGTAATCGCGTACCAATTGGCAATTTCAAAGAAGAGATAGACAAAGCAAAACAAATATTTTATACTAACACTAAAATAGAGAATAACTATATACAACTCGAGAAGGATTAATCATGGCAACTAAACCATTTGACGTATCAAAGTTTCGTAAAAGCATTACCAAAAGCATTGACGGCATTAGCGTTGGATTTACAGATCCTACAGACTGGATTTCAACCAACAACTATGCCTTAAATTATCTTATTTCCGGAGACTTTAACAAAGGTGTTCCGTTGGGCAAGGTTACTGTGTTTGCTGGGGAATCCGGCGCAGGTAAAAGTTTTATCTGTTCGGGTAACCTGGTAGCAAACGCACAAAAGCAAGGCATTTATGTTATTTTGGTTGACAGCGAAAATGCACTTGACGAAAAATGGCTACATGCATTAAATGTTGATACTAGCGAAGATAAATTGCTTAAACTAAATATGGCTATGATTGACGATGTGGGCAAGATGATTAGTGAGTTTGTTGAAGAATATAAGACATTACCAGAATTAGAGCGTCCTAAGGTACTATTTGTAGTTGACTCATTGGGCATGTTACTTACTCCAACCGACGTTAACCAGTTTGAAGCAGGCGATATGAAAGGTGACATGGGTCGTAAGCCCAAAGCACTGGCTGCACTAGTTCGTAACTGTGTAAATATGTTTGGTAGTTTAAATCTAGGCCTGGTATGTACAGCACACACATACGCAAGTCAGGACATGTTTGATCCCGATGACAAGATCTCAGGTGGACAAGGCTTTATCTATGCTAGTAGTATTGTTGTAGCCATGCGTAAGTTGAAGTTGAAAGAAGACGAAGATGGTAACAAGATCTCAGAAGTCAAGGGTATCCGTGCCGCTTGTAAGATCATGAAAACACGCTATGCCAAGCCATTTGAATCAGTACAGGTTAAGATTCCGTACGAAGAAGGTATGAATCCGTATTCGGGCCTAGTTGACCTGTTTGAAGGCAAAGGATTACTGGCCAAAGAAGGTAACAGTTTGGTATATACATTAGCTACAGGTGAAATTATCAAGAAGTTCCGCAAGGCATGGGATCGTAATGATGACCTGGCACTCGATCGTGCCATGGCGGACTTTGTGGCTAACCCACATCATAAAGAAGCAGACATTGAGGAACTTGAAGCAGTAATAGAGACCATTGTTGAAGATACACCAAAAAAGTCTAAAAAAGAGGAAACAGTAGAATGAGTATCGAAGTTGATGTATTGAGTGAACTATATACTATTATGAAACAGTACGTTCCTGCAAAGGATCGTCAGGAATGTGCTGATAATTTAATGAGCATCATGGTTGATATGTTAGGCGACCAGGAACTTAAAGAATTTGGCGGAACTGACAATACTTTAAAACGTGCTCTCAAAGAGTATTCGGCAGACGATGTTGATCCTGAAGCAACCGAAGACTGGGAAGACGAAGACTATTAACAGTCGCGATTATTACTGTTCAATGAAGTTTAGATTCCTTAAGATTGATTTGGAATCTAAAATGACCTACAACTGTCATGCAGCAAAACCACATCCGGTGAACTTTATTCAGTTAAAGGATAAGCCAGGGCAACTATTTAATACAGATGTTAACGTCCACGAACGTCGACAGATGTTAACCAATGGCCGTAATGCTAGCTGTGAGCAAAACTGTTGGGCGGCCGAAGATCGCGGAGCAACCAGTCCTAGAATAGAACAGGGTGGCATTGAACGTACACACGAGCAGGTGTTTACAACACCAGAAATAATTGATCTAACTATTAATGGCGATTGTAATTTAACCTGTAGCTATTGTTCAAAAGAATACAGTAGTAGCTGGCGCAGAGACGTAGTCAATCAAGGTAACTACCCGTTAACTGATTATACTAGTGCTAGATATACAGCCGATAATAAAGATCGCGCATTATTAGAAATAGGTCAGCGTAATTTAAAAAATACACAGCACTATCAACTATTAGTTGACGAAATACGTTTACTGGCACCGGGATTAAAACGATTAACTATAACCGGTGGAGAACCATTTTTAGATAATAGTTTAATTGACACATTAAAAAGTTTGCCATTGAGCAACGATGCTGTAATAGAAATCTATACTGGGCTTGGAGTAGATTATCGACGCTTTGAACGTATAGTGCAAGAATTAAAAGAAATTAAAAATGTATTCATTGTGGTTAGTGGAGAAAATACTGGTAAGTTTTTAGAATTTAATCGTTACGGAAATCGCTACAGTGATTTTGTTGCCAAAGTCAATTTATTAAAATCTAGTGGAATTAATTTGGTTTTCCAATCTACACTAAGTAACTTAACAATACACGATTTTCATAATTTCTACCATGAATTTGGCGAAAACGAAATTTGGACAACGTTTGCTTATCAACCAGACATGATGGCACCCTACGTATTAGATGTAGACAGCAAGGCGCAAATAAAGTATAATATAAGAGACTTACCAGATACTTATAAAACAATGATTACAAATTCAATTATGGCAGAGCCCACGGAACAACAGCGAGTTAACGCCGCTGAGTTTCTTTTGGAATTTGTTCGTAGAAGATCTGATTTAAGTTTATCAATTTACCCTTCAACATTTTTGTCATGGCTAGGAATTAATAATGTGGTATAATCGAGTTGTAGCAGACCTTAGCAACATTCCAGACTTTATTGACTACTACGAAAAAGAATTGGTTGCAGCCAAGGGTGATATAAAGATTCACGGCAAGGTTGAACGAGAGTTAAGTAACTTGCCCGGAGAAACAGAACATCGTTTTAATCAGCTACAAGAAATTGAAGCAATCTTAGAACACCTTAACATACAGTTACGTAAGATTAGACAGAAGCACTATAAAAAGTACTTGGAAGCATATAACAGAGCACTTACCAGCAGAGATGCTGAAAAGTATGCCGAAGCCGAAGATGAAGTTATTGACTTTGAAACTATTATAAATGAAGTAGCATTACTACGTAATAAATGGTTAGGCGTTATGAAGGGCATTGAATCAAAAAACTTTATGCTAGGACACGTAGTTCGTTTACGTACAGCAGGAATGGAAGATATTGTAGTATGATAGATTGGCGGCAACGTGCAGATGAATTATTAAAAGAGTTTGAGCTTTGTTGTAAGGCAAAGCCCAAGCACGATGCTATTAATGTACAATTAGAAAAAGATACAGTAGCTAAATTTGCATATCATTTAAATACACAACGAGGTTGGGGATCAGAATTAGAAATTGCAGAAGCATGTCATCAACTTGAACCTAGGCTTAACGAACTTAAAAAGAAATTAGTATTCGAAATATTACAAAATGGCTCTATTTAAAAACGCATACTACAGTCACGAACATAGTTTAGAAGTACTAAACATGATATACGGCTACGACACATTCCTGGATAATCTACATTATATTGCTGATATGGGCTGTGGAGAAGGATTAGATTCCGAATGGTGGGCAACCCTAACTACTAGAGACGAACCACCCCAACCACATAATTATACAGTATTTGCTGTTGACCAAACAATTCGTCAAATTGATGCTGGCATCCTACAACGCAATTCAAACATTTTTCCAATTGAGGGTAACTTTGAAGAACTCATTGTTCCAACAAAAATTGATTTAATGTGGGCGCATGACAGTTTTCAGTATGCTCGCGATCCTTTTAAATGCTTGGCTATTTGGAAACAAACATTAAATGTTAATGGAATGTTGGTACTGACAATTCCGCAGAGCACCTATCTAAAGAATAATCAGTTAGTAGTAGAAAGCCATAGCCATCAGTACTATAGTTACAATATTGTTAATTTAATGTACATGTTGGCCATTGCTGGATTTGACTGCAGAGATGCATATTTTTATCGTAAAGAAAATACGCCTTGGTTATATGCTGGTGTATATGCTAGCGAACACGATCCATTACCGGCACACGCCAGCTGGTATGACCTAGCCGATCGTAATTTAATTAATGACAGCATAATTAATAGCGTTAACCGTTATGGGTATGCTAGATTAGAGGACGTGGTAGTAAGTTGGTTTGATAAAAACTTATACCAAATAACAAACTAATGAAAATTGTAATCGTTACCGGAGGCTTTGATCCTATACACAGCGGCCACATCGCTTATCTTAATGCGGCTAAGGAATTAGGCGATTGGTTACTAGTTGGTATTAACTCTGACGCTTGGTTAGAACGTAAAAAGGGTCGTGCATTTATGCCCATTGAAGAACGTCAAGCCATTGTTTACAATTTAAAGTCCGTTGATGCTGTTAAAGAATTTGATGATTCGGATGGCTCAGCTTGTAGCCTAATAGAATGGGTTAAGAGTCAATTTCCTTACGCAACAGAAATCATATTTGCTAACGGTGGTGACCGTACCAAAGAGAACATTCCTGAAATGCGTGTAGAAGGTGTTACCTTTGCATTTGGTGTTGGCGGCGAAAACAAAGCCAACAGTAGCAGTTGGATACTTGAGGACTGGAAAGCACCTAAAACCTATCGTCCCTGGGGCTATTATCGAGTGTTATACGACATAGAAGGAACCAAAGTTAAAGAACTAGTAGTTAACCCGGGTAAACAATTAAGTATGCAACGGCATCAAATGCGGTCTGAATACTGGAAAGTGACAGCAGGAATGGCTCGTATTAAGAACGATACAGGTATAACTACATTGGGTCTACACGGTAGCTACTTTGTAGCACGTACAGAATGGCATCAACTAACTAACCCATTCCCAGAACCACTAAAAATGATAGAAATACAGTATGGCCCTATCTGCTCCGAAGAAGATATTGAGCGCAGATAAATACTTTATTATGAAATCTAACGACTTTATCTACGAAGATCCCAAACTTAAAAAAGAAATCATTGACGTGGTTAAAGCCACCGATGATCTTACTGTACTACAACGAGTACTTAATACACTTAAAGCTGGTAATATTGATGATCGTATTAAAAGCGTTATTGGCCAAGACGGCGATGCACAACAATTCCTTAAAAAAATTGTTTCAGCAATCATGAGCATTGAAGCACCAGTTGAAGAAAAAAATGCTTTTTTAGCAAAATACGAAAAGGGCTCAGTAATTAATACATCGGCATTGCTAGATGGAAAATTACATTCATTTTCTGAATTAGTAGGTACAGGATTTGCTTTAGAATTATTTAAACAACTTTCAGTAGAATTAGTAAGTCAAGGTGTAGGGCCCGGCGAAGTTGCTCTAGCGGTATTAAGCCCGGATATTCAATGGTCGGGTCGTACCAGTGGCGGTGGCGACATTCAAGTTAAGAAAAAGCCCGTGGAAGTTAAAACACGTGTAAGTAAAGGCGGACGCTGGATTAATGCTCGTAAAGCTAAACTAGACCTAGGCGGCATTGTTAACGCTATTGTAGAAGGCGGAAACATTAATCCAACTAAAATACCAGATCGTATTAATCCTACATTCTGGGTTGATACTATTCGTCCTACAATTAATCCAAAAAAATTAAAAACAGTGGCTAAAAAAATTGCCGACTGTACATTTAAGTTTTCCGACAATTCTGCTTACCAACATGCCTTGGTAGCCGGCGACGCAAGTGCGATCGTTAATGCATACCTTGATATTGGCTATAACAATTATAAAGCATACTCGGGATTTGTTGGAATGTTATTAATGGACGTTCCAACAGATCAATTACAATACTTTACAGATTACAAAGATATGAATGGCAGTATCGGCGTAAGCACTACTTATATTCTTGCTCCAGAATCTGAAATGATGCCACAGGTAATTCTAGCACCCGGCTCAGGACCAATTCGTGCAGGTAAGTTTAAGTCTGATACTAGTGGCATTGCTGCTGCTGCAGAAAAAGGTAAAACCAGCGATGTTAAGAAAAAGGTTGCCGAGTATGCTAAAAAGATCTGCGACCATCACGGCGTAACTGATCCGGCTACTATTGCACAAGTTAATAGTGTAATCCTAGCTGATCTACAGCACGGCATCGATCCTGCTAAGATTCCGGCTAGACTAATGAAAGTATTTCCAGAATTGGGTGCTCGTAAAAAGGCACCTGTCCAGGCGCAACAACCAGCCGAGCCAGTTGGCGTCCAGCCAACTCGCCAACAGCGACAAACCAACCAACCCATACGCGAACGTAGAGCTTGACAGTTAAAGTCCAATAAGTTATAATAAACTATATAGGGCCTTTAGCTTAATGGTAAAGCAATCGACTCATAATCGATGGAGTGAAAGTTCAATTCTTTCAAGGCCCACCATTTTCAAATAAAGGAAACAATGATGTCTATTACAATTAAAAACTTAGAAAGCGCATTGGCAGGCGAAAGTCAAGCCCACACTAAGTATCGTTATTTCGCCCGTATCGCTCGTGCAGAAGGGCACGAAGATATTGCACGTCATTTTGAACACACAGCCGATCAAGAATTACTACATGCTTGGGGTCATCTTGAGCTATTAGTAGGAAAGCCAACTACAGCCGAGTGTTTACAAATGGCCATTGATGGCGAAACATATGAGTTCACTACAATGTATCCTAACTTCAAAGCAGAAGCTGAAGCCGAAGGCAATGCAGAAGCAGCCGCCGAAGCAGATACACAAATTGCAGAAAGTAAAGAACATGCCGCAGAATTTGCCGCTGTACTTGCCAAAGCAGAAAAGCGTTTTGCAGCTCTAGCTAAAATTGAAGAGCGTCATGCTAATGCTTACAAACAAAAATTAGGAGAACTATAATGGAACACGTATGCGTAGTTTGTGGTCACGTACATGACGAAGCAACCGAAGGTAAATGGGACGAGTTGGGTGCAGACTTTACTTGCCCTGAGTGCGGTTGCGGCAAGGAAGAGTACGAGACTGTTTAATTGTTTAAGTTTGAAAACAATCCAAAGCTAGGGTTTTATACTGTAGGAGACAAAATCTTTTACAGTAAGCCCGAAGCTTTAATATCAGCAACAAAAACAAATCAATTCCCTACGTGGAATTTTAATAACGAAACATTCAATAAACTTGATTGGTTACACGAGCCAGAAACCAATATACAAGAGTTATATAGACAAAGAGCACAACAACTTAGAGATCGTTACGATTACATTCGTATCGAAGTAAGTGGCGGAGCCGATTCTAGTACAGCATTATATAGTTTTTTATTAAACGACATTCACATTGACGAAGTTACTTTTCGTTATCCAAAGCGTGGTGAAAACAGCGTAAGTAACGATCCGTTTAATACCAAAAGCGAAAACACACTAAGCGAATTTGCCTTTGCGGCACGACCCATGTTAGAATGGATTAAAACGCATTATCCACAAGTTAAGATTACTGTTCACGACTACTCGGATAATATGCTAGATGACGCACAGGATGATTCCTGGATATTTAATTCTAAAGATTATCTACAGCCGGGACATGCGTTCAAACACGATCCTTTGGGATTAATTGATCACAAGCGTTTAGCCGATTCGGGAAAAAGCATCTGCGTACTGTATGGCATTGACAAACCCAAGCTCTGTATCAAAGACAGCAAATGGTATGCTTATTTTATAGATTTTCAAGCTAACCATGCTAATACAGTCACCCGAGAGTACAGCAATATTACAACCGAATATTTTTTCTGGACTCCAGATCTACCCGAGATTGTATTAAAACAGGCACACTTAATTAAGTCGTGGTTTGATATGCCACAAAATAAAATATTGCAACATCTGGTACGTTGGCCAAATCACAGCGTAACACAACGTACTACACTTGAGCACGTGATCAAACCACTGATCTATCTAGACTATGATCCTGCTACATTTCAAGTAGCAAAACCCAGCAATAATTTTTACCCAGAAATGGATACTTGGTTTTATCGTAATTTTAAGGATACCCCGGCTTACGACCGTTGGCAAGCTGGTATACAGTTAGTAACTGATACAATAGATGATAAGTACTTTAACAAGGAATTGGAAAAACCGGTGGGATTTATCGGTTTCCTAAGTCCGTTTTATTGTCTAGGTGATGCATTTTACAAATCAACCGGCATTAATGACTTTTCTAAGTTCTAATCAGATAAATAAATGTATATAAAATTCCCCAGGAGAATTCCAGAATGACACCAAGAAAAATACGCTGGTTAATTGCACATCAACCAGTAGAACTATTTGTACGTACAGCCGAAGCGTTTAAGCAAGAGCTAAACAAGCGTCTACCAGGCCACTTTGATCTAGAAATCATCACAGCACCTGAGTACGTAGAGCAATACAAAGGTTCCAAAGAATTAGCAACAATCCTAGACGACGATCTAGAAAATGTTGATGCGGCTGTTGATGCGTTGTTTAACGCATTAGATGATGATATTCATTTGAGTCAAACACAAGTCATCATGATCGGTGCCAAGGACCGTGCATTTTATACACTAGACTTGCCATTTATGTTTGATGACCATGCACACGTTAAGCGTGTTGTTGAAGGCCCAATTGGTGAAGAAATTTGTGCTAACCTAGAAAAGACTACAACAGTTAAAGGTCTAGCATTTACATATAGCGGCGGCTATCGTGTTATTGGTAGTAACCAAGCTATTGCTAGCTTAAGTGATTTGCAAGACAAGCGTGTTATTGTTGTTGGTAATAAAACACCACGTACAGAAACACTAGAAGCTGTTGGTGCAGAAACTATTGCTGTTAACCCATTGCTATGGGGCGGCTGGGATACTATTCCAACAGATGGCTCGGCAGAGTGTGTTGAAACAACATACCTACGTTCTAAGGTAAATCATATCCTTAAAACTAACCACAGTATGTTTATTACAACAATCTTAACTGGTAAGAAATTTTGGGCAACATTGTCCAAAGAAGAGCAGACAGCCTTTGAAGAGTGTGCTAAAATTACAGCAAGTATTGAACGTGAGTGGGCTATTGCAGATGCAGCCAAGTTTGAAGCAGATGCTGAAGCCAATGGTATCACAATTACTCCACTAAGCGAACAAGACGAAGTTGACATGAAACACAAAGCACGTTATACTTACTTGGGATTTGGCGCAGAGTATGGCGATTTAATCAAAAGAATACGTCAAAGTTAATAGAGGTTGACACTAAAAGGTAAATAACGTACAATAGATACTATTATGAAATTAAGAAACTGTATTCCTTCCTTACATTTACAGCCAAAGCTAGGCATGTTAGCCTATTGGTCAATGTTTGCAAATACAGTGATTAATAGTGATCGTGAACCAGGAGGTCTTAGTTAAGATATCAATTTAACCTTATATTTTAACTAAGACCCTGGACTAAACACCCAGGGTTTTTTTATGGAGAGAGATGATGTTAGAGCAGAAAAAAATTGAAAATAAATTTGTGCTTACTCCAGAGCAACGAGTTGCTCTAATGGAAGCCAAAATTGCAAGGGCTCAAGCTCAAATACAAGTACTAGCAGAACATGCTAGACTTTTAGAAAAAGCTAGAGCTCGACGATAGTAGTAAGTGTGTAAAGAGGAAACGAGGTCCTCGCTGGGCACTATAAACATCTGGCAAACGGGCGGGTACTTGGATCAAACTTGTGGCGGTAACACAGGGATTAAAATAAGTATATAGTAAAGTGTATTGGACGAATAGTCGCCTGGAAAGCGTGGTCACTTGAAAAGACTTGAAGTCAAAATCTTGACAACCAGTATACTTTACTATTCACTCTAGAAGAATATGCCTAAGCACAAGATTGATAAACTTGAATGCCCGAGCAGCCGGAGATAAACGGACAGTTGACATGTCAACCACTAGAGTGTATAATAAACAAATGGAGAAGAAGCATCAATGGTGATGCAGTGGACTGTAAATCCGCCGTCTTTGACACGACTGGTTCGATCCCAGTATTCTCCACCAAGTTTCAAAGCGGGATTAGTTTAATGGTCAAACGAAACCTTGCCAAGGTTTAGTCAGGAGTTCGATTCTCCTATCCCGCTCCAAGTTTTATGCGTCTCTGGTATAATGGCATTACATCGGTCTCCAAAACCGCAAATCGGGGTTCGATTCCCTGGAGGCGTGCCAAGTAATATGCGACTGTGGCGTAATCGGTAGCCGCAGCAGACTTAAAATCTGCCGGGATAATCCCGTGCCAGTTCGAGTCTGGCCAGTCGCACCATGTTTGTTGAGTAGCTACAATGGAACAACACTGAACTTGCTATGATGCCGGTCGACGCAAGAGGTGCCATGAAGAGTCAGGGCTACCACAGGTTCAAGCACTGACAACAAACACCCTGCGGGGTTCGTATAGTGGTAATACCCTAGCCTTCCAAGCTAGAGCTGAGGGTTCGATTCCCTTACCCCGCTCCAATTAATATGCAACGGTGCCAGAGTGGTCCAATGGAACGGATTGCAAACCCGTAAAACCGTAGGTTCAAATCCTACTCGTTGCTCCAAGGTAATATAGCACAGCGGTAGTGCACCTCCTTCATACGGAGATGGTCGTTAGTTCGAATCTAACTATTACCACCAATTTCGGAGTGTAGCGCAGTCTGGTAGCGCACCTGGTTTGGGACCAGGGGGTCCAAGGTTCGAATCCTTGTACTCCGACCAATTAGGAAGTTTAGCTCAGCCGGTAGAGCGCGGCCCTTACAAGGCCGATGTCAGAGGTTCGATCCCTCTAACTTCCACCAAACAATCGCGGGATAGAGAAACGGTATCTCAGAAGTCTCATAAGCTTCAGTTGGTGGTTCGATTCCGCCTCCCGCAACCAATAAAATAAAGGTTTACTCATTTGGGTAAAATAAATATTACTATGTTAAAAAACATTACACTATTAGAAAAAGTTAAGCCACTTGAATCGATGGGTTATCTGCATGATAATAGTGACTTTCGCGATTATTTAAAAGTATTATCACCATTTTTTAAAATTGATGATTACGGAACCATATCAGACGATGATAAGCGAACGTTCTTTTATAATTTATTATATGTAGCACAGAGAGATTTATCTCTAGCACATTGCCTACAACATAACCAATTTAGTCGTATTGCAATAACATGCGGCCCAGATGGCCCAGCTAAAGAAATTATATCGGGCGGGTATAGTGATATTGTTTGTAGCTATTCGTCACATCGTGCTATGGATACTATTATGTACGATCCTGGCACCAATACATTATTACCGGGCACCAAGGGTTGGTTGAGTAATTTAAAATCAGCAGATATATGCTGCATAGATGTTCCAGAATTTACAAACGAAGTATTTTCGTATGCACACAAAAAGATAACCGACGATATGCCGGGCATCTATACTGTGTTTTTAGATTTACGTAAAATTAAACATACTAGAACTGATGGTACAACAAGCCCAACAGCCGCTGGCATGAAAGGTGCTGCCCCAGGTACACTAACATTGTTAGAACCTGTTGTTGTTGGCACAGACGTATGTTATTTGTTAAAAACAGATCCTAAATTAGATTTATCTTATCCATTTTTATCCTATGGTCGGCAATGTTGGTCAACTGTACACTTAGGAGTTATATTAGGTTTATATAAAGAACTACTAAAATGCCCTGAGGTAAATGATCCTAGTTTAAATCATAGATTAAAAACATTAGAAATAGAAATTTCTTCCTTGAAAATTATTTGGGAGGAAGGACTTAATAACATTGCATTAGATTCCCGGGCAGGCATTACAGATAACCCGGTTATGAAAACAAGTCAAATTAACTTTGTACGCAATACACAATATGCAGCAAGTAAAAAGTTATTGTTAGATCTAATACACTTTGTATTAGAAGTAGGGTTAAATCAGTTCGTTGATGATAACACACCACAATGGACTAGATTTAAAGATGCAATTAGTTATGTTACACACATGGCATCGTTGTATAGATGCAACAATCGATATTCATCTTATAATACATTTTAATTCAATTCCCCGTTAGCTCAGCGGTAGAGCAGCAGACTGTTAATCTGTTGGTCCCTGGTTCGATCCCAGGATGGGGAGCCAATTTGCCTGTTTAGCTCAGTGGTAGAGCACAATCTTGATAAGGTTGGGGTCCGTGGATCGTTCCCACGAACAGGCACCAATATCGGCCCTTAGCTCAATGGATTAGAGTTCTAGTCTTCGAAACTAGCGGTTGGGAGTTCGAGTCTCTCAGGGCCGGCCATACAATGCGGGTATAATTCAATGGTAGAATAGTGGACTTTTAATCCATCAATCCGGGTTCAACTCCCTGTGCCCGTACCATGCAACTTTAGCTGATGTGGTCATAGCGGTGGTCTGAAGAGCCATTGAACTAGGTTCGATTCCTAGAGGTTGCACCAAACTAGTGAGGTATAGTGTAATGGTAACACTACGCACTTTGACTGCGTCATTCTAGGTTCGAGTCCTAGTACCTCTACCAAAACGTGTCAACTTAACTGTAACCTTAGGCGTTATATATGTATGTCGCCAATGCTACTTCAAATTAAAGAGTGTCTAAGTCGTAATTTAGATGCTATCGAAATTGCCCATCGTTTACACGTCAATATTGATAGTGTAAATGCTGCAATAGTAATATTATCCTAAACAAGTTAAATTTTACCACTGTGGCCGAATGGATTAGGCACCGAGCTTCTACCTCGGTATTATGTGGGTTCGATTCCTGCCAGTGGTGCCACTACAGTATTCAATGGTGTTGGTAGTTCAGCGGTAGAATCCCGGATTGTGATTCCGGTTGTCGTGGGTTCGAATCCCATCCAGCACCCCAAAATTTACCCCGGTGGCGCAATCTGGAAGACGCACCTCTCTTAAAAGGAGGGTGTTGAGGGTTCAAATCCCTCCCGGGGTACCAAAAGCAATGGAAGCGTGGCTGAGTCTGGTTTAAGGCAGCAGTCTTGAAAACTGTCGGCTGTAAAAGGTCCGTGAGTTCGAATCTCACCGCTTCCGCCAGCAAAATGCTAAATAGTAGTATATTAGGAGACTTATAATGTCGTTAACTAAAGAATTAACCATTACTTGGGCTAGCGTAGCAGATGCTACAAATCCAGCTATTGTTGCTGCTGTACAAGCAGAATTGGACACACAAAAAACTGCTGGAAAAACAGATGGCGCTGCTACTACTGTAGATGTTAATACTGTAACTAAATGGACAGATATTTCTGCTGTAGAAGCATTTGTTACAGCCGTAGACAAGATAGCATTTGCTAACAAAATTACCATAACTACAAATATGGTTGATCTACCATGGGTTAGCCCAACAGGTGGACCAATTAAGCCAGACAGTCATCCAATGATTGTTAACAATGGCAAATTAGAAAGAGCCGATAGGGTAAGCACAGAAGCTATAGCCCAGCTTTCAACAGCTACAGCGCCAACTCTTTAATTTTAGTACAATTTATTGGTGTCGCCTAAAAACGACACCTTTCTCTTGACCCATAATGGGTTATCCTATATAATAGTTGTATATTAAGTAATACAGCTCATTAACAATTTAAGCATAATACGGTACCCTGGGAAGGGTCACTATATTGAAGCGTATTTTTAAACCTAGGGTGAACGCTGTGTTGAAACATATACAGAACTAGAGCCCGGACTTGAACCGACAGGGGAGAATAGCAAAAGTAAACGGCAGTTTATGGGCTACGTCATCGGTACATCGAACATTGTGCTCTGCAGGGTCAACGATAAGTAGGTGGGAATATGTTTCAATATGGTTAGAGAGTAGATCGGGAGGGAGGTCGTGATTAGTCATCGTGGACCCCAAACAGAGTCGCTCGAGTCAGACAATAGCGTATGGACAACTGGTGACCCCGGGGCTAATCCTACGTAACGATAAGACACCATATTGAAACACATAAATGCGTAGGCCACGCAGATATCGTTGGAAGATAGCTAGATCATAAATGTTCTAGTTCGCAGGTTCGATTCCTGTAAGTGTGTTTCAATATGGTTGTGTTCGCAAGCTAAGTAGCGTAGTGGTACGCCAGCTGGTAATTTCCAGTCCTTGCCCTTAGAGAGTAAACGCGATGCTCTCGTAAAGTGAGGTAGGTTCGATTCCTATTACAACCACCAAAATTTGGTCTCGTCATATAATGGTCATTATGCTGGACTGTCTATCCGGACACGAGGGTTCGATCCCCTTCGAGACCGCCAAGTTTGCTCTGTTCGTCTAGAGGCCTAGGACACCGCCCTTTCACGGCGGGTACACGAGTTCGAATCTCGTACAGAGCGCCATTTATAAATATACTAATACAGGGAGTATTATTATGACTGAAGCAGAATTAATTGCATTTTTAACTGAAAATTTATCATTAGAGGCTGTAAACAATGTCGATCCGTGGGACACCAGCGATCACTTTCAAGTTAATTTAATCCTAAATGGGAATGTTATTAGCACCGTTACTTTAGATGTAAATAACGGCGTTACCTAATCTTTTAATTACAGGAGTTTCAAATGGAAAAATTAATCCGCGGCAATAAAGTTGCCGTGCTGATATCTCCTGGCTATGGAGCTGGGTGGTACACCTGGCATTTTAACGAAGAACTTGTATATGACCCTAGTATTGTTGAGTGGGTTGAGCGTCAAGAATTAGACAAAGCATTAGCATACATTGAACTAAAATATCCAGACACCTATACAGGAGGCCTGGAAGATTTAGTAGTGGAATGGGTACCAATTGGAGAAAAGTTTCGTATTGAAGAATACGATGGAAGTGAATCGTTGGTACTTGAATCTGAACAACGCTGGATGACAGCATAAACGAAAGAAAGGAGGCGAATATGCCAGCAGTATTTTTAGTTAGCGACACGCACTTTGGACATGCCGGTGTATGTCGCTTTACTCGTGCAGATGGTTGCACACCACTTCGCT